GAAAGCCGCGATAGTGAGTTCAGTCTCCTCTCTAGGTGCGGGTGTGGGCAGCGTACTGTCGGGGAGTGTAGGAGCGGTTGTTGGGGCAGCGACGGGTGCGACTGCGGGGGTGATTGCGACGGGTCTGGGGGGATCGGAGAAGGGTTCTGGCCAGCCTCTGGAAGTCACGGCTGAAACCGTCGTACAGGAAGCCCCATCAAATTTCTTTGATCTTTTGGGCCAACTTGTGGGTATGGGCGGATGGTTACTAATCTTAATCTTTATAGTTCCGATGGTGTTAGGGTGGATAATCCCCGGCCCATTAGAAAAAAGGAAAAAGGGCAAAAAGCGATAACGCTTGTTGAAGTCTCTTGGATTGATTCCTACACAGAGGCGGGATGGAGCGAGTATGAACCCGAAAAAGTAGAAACAAAAACGTATGGGCTTCTGGTAAAGAAGACCCGTGACTGGGTAACGCTTGCTATGACCCGCGAGAAGAATTATTGGGGGAATTTATGGCATATCCCCACAAAAAATGTGGTTACTATAAGACCAATAGAAACTATTGAGTAGGGATTGGATCTAAATCCGCCGCATCCATAATTTTATTTCTGGGGTATCTTGGGCCATATTGCTTGGATACAGATTTCTCCATAAAATCATCCCGCCCTATTTCCCCAATTAGTTCGACCTTGTGAAAATCCTTTTCATCGACCCTAGCCAAGACATATCTTTCTGGCTGATTCTCCATTGCTAATTCTTTCTCAGTAATCTTTAGGTGGACATCTGGCCCCATCCAAGTGGCTGTCTTAACCTCTACCCTGCCGACATCCCCTAAGTGGCTGTCACCGGAATTGTAGATATTCCGATCTATCTCCCCACCAGTAGCCTTTGCATAGGCGATCTCCCCCAACAAACCAATAAAATGAGCGCGGTAACGCCTGTCTGGAATAAAGTCTTCCAGAGGCGTCCCCTTTGGGACTGTAGCGCGAGAAATTGCGCCGGTATCCCGAACACTCTTATGCTTTGCCTCATGCCGTTGGGAAGCCAACGATGACGCATCTGCTACTTCTTCCGGGGTAAGTTCAACTTTCATAATACCAATAATAGCACGACTAAAAAAAGAATGATAGACGCCTTCATTGTGTGAAGGGCACTACATTATCCGCTATTGCCGTATTCAACTTGGGATCAAGGAAGTCCTTATAGGTTTCCCATAAGGCGTGTTCCAAGACGCTCCCAGAGTTCTTTGCCATCTCTTCGATCATACTTCTAACAAGTTCGGTTTCCACATCGTTATTGATTGAGATGTCCATGAGAGCCACTGCGGAAGTAATGTGAAAAACCATCATGTTTGCAATGGATTCAGTTTTTACCATTACGGTTCTCCAGAGTCTTCAAACGCCTGTACCCATCCAAGAAGCCCAGAAACCCCATGAAGTTCTCCTGAATCTCCATTGAAGACCCGGTTTCAAACTCACCAGTCTTCTTATCGAAACGTAAGATGTAGGCTTTCTCTACGTCCTTCCCACGCATATCCTCAATGGCTTTCGCGTAAGCCGCGCACTGTAGATAATAAGGTGCGTAAATTGCGCCGGAAGTCTTAAAATCTATAACGCAGTATTCATCGTTCACGGTAGCGATAGCATCTACCGTACCCGCGTACTTATGGCTCCGGTTATAAATCTTCTCCTCTACGGAATGCCACTCCACATCATTGATCTTAACCCACTCCCTGAACGCCGCTATTGCGTTCTGAGCGGCTTCGTGATCAGGTGTAGGCGGTGGGTGCCCCCTACCTAATTTCCACAGGATAGCGCCCTCACACCATTCATGTACGGCTTGTCCTATGTTTAAGGCATCCTGAGATTTCTTTCGGTAGGCACCCCGGATACCTTTCGCCATGTCCTCTGGCTTTATATCCGAATCATGGTTAGCCAAATACCACTTAGCCCCCTCACTAGCCGCCCACGGCAATAACGCCGGTTTGGCAATGGAGTCAAGGATGGTAGTGACAGAGGGGGCGTATTCCCCCTCTACCATGTAGTAGTGCTTCTTCTCGTCGAATTCTAATTCGACTTTAGCCCCGTCGTGGTATTGTAGGATCATTAGAAGTCAAAATCCTTTGGGGCGGGAGTGAAACGCTTCGCGTTGTCTTGGGGATCAGACAACTTGATGCTCAAGTAATTGCTCCCCTTCTGTGAAGTGTTTTTCCAAGCCGCTGCCCTGACCTCTTTACCATTGACAAGACCTTTGCCGGTCATGTTTGGAGACTTCTCCGATTCCCTCTTATCATTCATCCAAAGAGTGATCGTGTTGTCTTTTGGTTCAAATTGAGCCATCTTGTTTCCCTCTCGTTGCCGTTGGTTTAACTGCTCTTGATGATTCCATGCTTCCGCATTATTGTCATAATCCGTAAGCCATTCCTCATGCTGTAAGTATACATCATTTGCAGACATTATACTACACCTGCCCTGTGGTTTGCCTGTAGTGTTCTCCATACCTCTATCTTTGCCTCTGCTGTGGTGAATAAGTGCCGTAACTCTGACTCTTGCTGAACGGCGACCCTCAAACCCTCTAACACTTTCTTGTAATCGGGATGTGCGTAAGACCATGCTTCCTTGGAAGCCATTGTTTTTTCGGGGGATTTGGAAAAAAGAATGGAATATTGAACCTTCTTGAAATCCTCAAGGTATTTCCTGTCGGCGATTGATTGTGCCAGTTTTGAAGTGTTCTCCATCATCCACTCTAAGGCTCTCTCTACTGATTGCTCGTCGGTCATTTTATCCAAACCCCATCACTTAGGTAACAACCCCTGTCATCAAATATAAGGTCATCCCACCACCTAAGTTCCGTATAATGCACCGGCTTGGAATTCGCTCTAAGCCAAGTCATGCAATCCTTCTTGGTTTTAGTGTAACACACAACTTGTTCAACCTTGTCTCCGCAATAAGTTTGTATCACTGCCCACCCTAACTTTTTACCTTCCCGGCTAATATCTGGAACAACGCGCCAATCATTAAGTTGACCTTCCGAGTCTTCCCCGCCCTCTCTGTTAAACTCCTTTAGGTTAAGTTTGTGTAGTAGACCCCAATACAAATCAAAGTCTGCTGATCGGTCTAGTCCTTGAAGTTCCATATTACGCATATTTCCTAGACCACCCTATCTCTTTGAATCCAATGTCACCCCCACCGCGATCTATTTCATTCCCATTTTTATCGCGCACCACCAATGTGGAAAGATCTATAATTGCCCAAGTGTGTTTAGCCTCACTGATATTAAATTCAAAATCAAAAGTATCTGATTTATACACAAGTTGTCTCCAGCCCGTAGCCCAAAACGCAAAAGTCTCACCTTCCTTGGTTAAAATGATATGCCAGTGTGGCGAGCCGGCCTTTACCCTTTTTGACCAACAATGAGACTTGTATTTATCTAATCTTTGCCCGGCTCTGCTCCCGCCCTTCTTTGGCGTAACCCCCTCATAGGTTGTTTTGCCGTAAAGTTTTTCCCAGTATTCGCTAGGCATCTCTTCTTTCTCAGGGTATATTGTATTCATAAGGCTTATACGTGATGTTAATTATACCAGATTGTGTGGCCTTGTCTAGAGTCTGTAGGATGAACAACCCCTGCCAATCAATAACATCCCTATCTCCCTCGTGTAGTCTGTCATGGCACTCGAAGCACAGCGGCATAGTGAATATGTCGGAAGCCTTTATACCCGCTCCACCAGAAAGTGGTGAATATATGTGTTTTAAGTGGTGCGCTACTACAGTGCCATCCTTGACATGGCAATGAGAGCAGGGTAATTCACTCACAAACTTCAAGTAGTCTCCATTTTCCCATCGTTTATCTTTAGGTATCACATCCGGCCCCCGTAGTTCTTTGGAAAATTTCCAACGCTTATCAGACTTCACAGGCATCAGCGGTACAGGCAAGTTCCTGACTGCTTGTAGTGTTGTCTCCAACCTCTTGTATCACAGACCAATCAATCTCGTTACATTTTGAAACCATCTTGGTGTACTCTTTGCGGGTAATTTCCTCGTATGGAGCCTCTTGGTAAATGTGGGAATCATCCGCCTTGGGCAGAAAACTGACCCCACTGAGTATATCGAAATTATCGTAACACCACGACCCCACCTTTAACCATTCGTCCTCTGCAACATACACCGTTATACTGGGCTTGTGTTCACACCAGTGAATGGCGAATTTTTTCCATGTTTCTAAATGGGAGATAGCATCCACCTTATCCCTTGTTACGGATTTGGCGGGAACTACCATAGGAAACGAGAAGACAAAGGCTTCTGAGTTGTAGGGATCAACCACATAAGGGATGTTGGCGGCAATCAAGGCTGTATTAAGTGGGTCTTTCTTGTCCTGCCTAACTCTGCGAATGAACCACCTAGAGTAGGAAGGGTGCAACCCCGAACCATAAACACCAGTTAATTGGGATACAGTGCCGGATGGTTTAATACAAGTAACTGCCGCTGACTGTGGGATGCCTAATTTCTCAGCCCACTGGATGTTATTGGTAATAGCCCATTCCTTCCAAGCCGTAAGTTGGTCTGGAGAAGCATTTAGAACCACAGGGCAATCGTATACCCCTGTAAAACTGATTCCTAGCAACCTTTCTTCATCTGCGTTCTTCTTCCATATTGGCCTGACGTATCTAAAATCAGTTAATGTGGATTGCAGTGTTCCAAGAATAGCGGCAAGGGCAACCTTGCGTGAAACATCATCTATAGTATCTGTCGGCCTTAGAATTATTTCTGAAAGGTTACAAGTTTCATTGGATCGGAGGCAAATTTCTGCGCAGGGATTCACGCCGAATTCATAGGTGCTATCCCTTCTTTCTGGAGCCATGTCTTGAGCGGCCTTACGATTAAAAATCCCACGCTCTCCGCTCTTTGATTCGTAAAGAGACATCCATTCCCGCATGAAAATTCCAATGTCAGGCTTCTCTGTATAGCAGACAGAGTTGTTAGCCATTGCCCTCTGACCATCCTCTATCCACCACTGCCCCATCTTCGCCCTCTGCATCCTCTCGTCAGTGAGGTTGCTCAGACTCAACTCAGCAGCGCGGCGAACACCACCTACTACCACAGCCTCTCCATTGAAACACATGAGATCATGGCACTCTATGCTTGTTAGTTTGCGCCCAACAGCATTTGAGAATATTCTAATGTAGTGATCAAATAATCTTTTGAGCGGTTCAGGGCCGGAAGCCCTTCCTCCGAATACCTTCAACCTAGCACCCGCAGGTCGCACACGGCTGTAATCCACCTTTGGGATAAGCCCTTGGTATAGAAGGCTAACCAACTCCCGCAGGGCAGACGCCCATCCAATCTTGCTGTCACGCACTACTATAGTGGTGTCAGTTTCATAGATGGTGTCTGCCACTTCAGGGAGTTTAGCGATGTACTGCCTTTCGACAGAAAACCCA